TTTCTTGTGCTAATTTTATAAATTGTATAAATTTATCTGTATCAACATTTCCATCCATTATGGAATTTCTAATTAAATCAGTTCTATTTATAAATAGTGTTGTTGCCATAATTTATTTTTTCTTTTTCTTTTTACCAAAACCCATTTTATCCCAATATGCCTTTGTGTAACCTTTGTATTTCATATCTTTTGGTGCAACTGGTACTAATTGGTCATTTATAGGAAATTTGAAACCTAATGACCTAGCTTTAGTTGTTGTTACTAAAGATTTATCACCATCTAATGTTAGCATATATGTTTTTCTAAACCATTTGTGTTGGCATCGTGCACCACCTTTATATAATTTGTAATTATCTGATTTACAGGAGTTTAAGTGGTCATCACCTAACCAAATTGAATAAGTTGCAGCACCCTTAACACCAAATCCTGGATTAACTGGTTGTTTAGACATTTTTTCAATATCTTCTTTTCTATATATTCTTTTGGCTCTAACCATTGCTTTACAAAACTTTCTACCATCATTATCTACTTTTAATGGTGCGTATTGATACCTAACCATAAACCTTTGTAATCCTGTTTGTTTAGTAACTCCATCTTGTGCAGATTTTCTATTTGGAAATGCTTGTCCTGTTCTTACTAAATTAATTATTTTACTAAGTGTAGATTGTTTTGGTTTTTCTTCATTTAATTCTTCTATTAATTTATCTTGCTTATCATCATTTTCATAATCAACTTCAGAAACATCAATTAATTCATAATCTTCTAAAAGGTCAGCTTCATCTTGTCCGTATTCTGACAATTGGTCTGTTAATTCTTGAAGTTCTTTTTCTTCTGTTAATTTCATTTCTGACAACGGAACACAATTAGGAACTTTTTTTCCATTTTTCATTTTAGTTCCTATCTGTTCGTAACCATCCCAACAAGGTGCTTTAAGTTCTGTATGTGATTCACAAGGCATATAATAAACAACACCTTCTACTTCGTGTTCGTGATATCCACCACATCCTTTTTCTTCTGCAACTTTTATAGCTTCTTCTTTTGTGTCATAAGCCTTTTGACCATCAATCATTTTTAGTTCTACTTTACTAAATTCATAACCTGTTTCTTCTTCAATATCTTCTTTATCTTGTATTGAACTATCCACTTCAGTAAATTCTAGTGGTTGTAAGGTCGTAAAGTACAGGTTTAAAGCAATATCATTGTATGCTAGTATATTATCAAAACAATCTATTAAAAGTTCCTGAAAAGGTCTTATAACAGTATTATCCATTAATAAAGATGCTGTCTTAATTTCATCTGCATTATTACCTAAACCTGATTGATCTTTAATTCCTAATAACATAGGACTTACTATCCTGTGTGCTACCATTATTTTCTTTGTAGCTTCTTCTGATAAAAATTGATATTGATTATGTGCATCAGATAATTGAACAGGAGTAATTTCTGCCTGACTTTCTTTATTATCATTAAACGCAAGTATAAACTTACCTGCATTACTTGTTCCAGAAAACTTTCTGGCTATCTTAGATTCTATTAATTGTCTTTCTTGTTGATTAGGAGTACCATTATTGAAATTTATAAGCATAGAAGGTGCTAAACCATTCATTATGTTGTTTAAATGATAGTTAGATACTTCTTCTTCTAATTCTGCATATTGTAAACCACCTTGATAGTCCACAGGTGAATAATAATAAAACCCAGACTTATAAGGTTTAATGTAATATATTTCTATATTTTCTTTTGACATACCAAAAGCAGGTATTCTTAATGGTTCATCACTTCTTTTAATGTTTGCCCAATCTTTAAAATAATAATAAGCAGGAATATCTCCATCATCGTTACATTTTTCTGCCCTTAATGTTTCAATTGGTATATGTTCTAATTGAGCAATTTTTTTTCTATCTTTAGAATAGATTATTTGTACTGCACATTGCCCCATTAATTTTAGGTCATAAGATAATTTTCTAACAACATCTTTTTTAAATAAAGAAATCATTTGTGCATACTCATTAGGCTTTCTGTTTGCATCAGTTGCATTTATACCTTTACCATAAATTGCTTGTGATATACCATTTATAGCAGCATTGTTAGTAGGACTGCCATTGTATCTGTCAATCAAATACTGGAAATAGTTATTATCAGCACCATATTCTATCCAATCTTCACCATTAACTTCTTTAATTTCTGGACTTGTGTATGTGCTTAGGTTTACAAAACCAAATTCTGATACTTTAGATGCTTTTTTAAATTGCCCTTTACTATTTCTTAATCTTGTTTTTTTCATATTACAAAGTAATCATTATTATAGCCATTATAGTGTGTATATTGGTCTTTATTTAATTGATAATGGTCATTATCATTTAATTGATCTATATCTTGATCTGTACAAAATATTTTATCTCTATATATATCTTCTTTATAATCACTATCTACATTCCATAAAACATCATAAAGATTCCAAAAACTATTATTAGTATTCCAAAAATTATAATCAATATAAATATATAAATCAAAAAAATGTGCTTTAACTAAAATAGGATTAAATACATTGTTAAATGTTAAATAATTACCTACTGTTGTACCTGATAAATTTTGATATAATTTAGTAACATTTGTACTATCATCCCTAATAGACATAGTAAAAGCACTATCATCATACTGTCTAGGAATAATTGAAAGTGTTTGTGCCTGTGCTGATGTTGTTAATATAATCATTACCTATATAACGTAAGAATTAGCATTATTTGTACAATCATTCAAGCAAAAAAAAAGCACCCATTAAGGATGCTTGATTTTCTCACTAAAAAAACTAACTATTATGCTGTTGGATCAACTTGTAAAGCTGAAGGTGTTGGTGTAGCATTTAAGAAATAAGGTGCTGTTTCTTCCATTCCTTCAAATGTTAGAGTAAACCCTGATAAATCTCCTGCTGCTGCTCCTGTTACGACAGTTCCACCTGTTACTTCCATTCCGTTTTCAAATCCACACAAGAAGCTATTACCATAGTAATCAACGACTACTGCATAAGGTCTTGCTACTGCTAAAAGTTGCAGTTCTGCTTGTGTCTTTGCATCTAAGAATGTTAATGTTAAATTTAATGTTTGTGTGTAAAATGTTGTTCCGTTTTCTCTGCTACTTGTTACAGTAGTTTCTAAACTAGAATTTCCTTTTACATCATATTCAAACCATACTGGTGCAGGTGAACCATTTGTTATAGTTGCTACTTTTGTAGATGAATCTACTGCAATTGATGCAATAGTTCCATAATCAGCAAACAAAACAGTTTTTATTCCACCAAAAGCACTTTTACAAGGAATTTTTCTACCTGTTGTTAATGTACAAGCCATATTATTTATATTTTTAAAAAAAAAGGGTAAGTAGATAATCCACCTACCCTATTCTATTGATTAATTAATTATTATGCGTATTCAACGATATCAGAAGCAATTCCGAATTGAACAGCAGATGTAAATCTCATTACCATTCTTACATTGTTACTCGCATCAAGGTCTTGCATATCTAAAACCTTCACAACATTTGTGTCATTTAATAAGCCACAGCCAAAATAAAAATTTGATCTTTGTGCTGCATACATTTTGTTAGCAGACATTCCAGGACAAACAAATATTTTAACACCATTTACTGTTAGTGAACCATTGTTCCACCATTGAGTACCTTGTGCATTTACACCATTTGCTCCTAATCCGTTAGCTGCAAATCCACCTAATGCTTGAACATAGAATTTAGCTGCTGCTGAACCGATATATAAGAATAAATCTTCTTTTCCATATAATGAAGATGGAATAGCATCAACTACCTTAGATAATTCAGCAATAATATTTGCTGCACTTAATCCACCACCACCAACTGCTGCTACTTGCTGTCCTGCAGGAATATCCCCTGCTGCTGCTGAAGCTGCAATTAATTTTTCAAATCCATCAAAAGAATTGTTAGAAGCTGCTGCTGTATCACCTTGCCAGATACAAAATTCTGTGTTTTGTGCTACTTCTGCTGCTACGTGAGCAATCATAAAGTCAGAAAACTTAGGTGGTAAAGATTGTCCTAATCCATAACCCATTTGTTGAGATTCCCAATCGTTTACGAAGTCATACTTACATAATTGTAAGTTAACTTGTAGTTCAACTGGTTGGATAATTCTTTCAGTAAGTGTTACTGATGAATTTGGAACGAAATCACAAGAAGCAGGAGATACTAAAGATCCTGTTGCTAATTTTTTGATTACTTCTTTGAAGCTAATGTTAGCTTTTACTGTTAATCCACCATCATCAATAGTTGAAGCTGATAGAAGTGCTGCTGCAATATATTCACCTGCAAATTCCCCTGCATAAGTAGTAGTTATATTAGTTGCAGTTGCAAGTTGTACATTTTTTAGATTACTCATTTTTCTTTTTTTTATTATATTAATTTATTATGATTCAGATGCCCAGATTCCAACACCACCGATTATATACCATTGTGTTAATGCTACTGCTCTAATTACAACATAATCACCTTTGTTTGCTGTTGCTTTTGTGTTAATCCAATCTTTATTTACAACACCACTAGCTACTGAATCTGCTGAAGCATTAGCAATACTACCATTAAACCCATCAGTTGAATGAGGACTTAATGTTATAATGTTATTTCCATCTGCTCCTGAGTTTCTAAATAAGAAAGTCATTCCTAAATTTTCTGAATGGATTTTTGGTAAACTTATTACTAATGCATCTGTTGCAATATTATGATCAATACCTGCATCTTGTCCAGGTACAGAAACTGATGCAGATAATGTTTTTTGTGAAACTTGATTGCGTTCTACATCATTTGATAAATAGTTGAATGTGCTCATTTTTTTATATTATTTATTTAATTTATTTAATACTCTATCTAGTGTTGTATTGAATTTACCTTTAGCAAATTGCACTTGATTTCTTTTTTTGTTCCCAGATTCTGGGTTGTGTTTGATAGGCTTTACTGCTGCTTCAGAAAATTCTTCTTTAACAGTTCTTGATTTTAATGGTTTAGAATCAATAGACATTTCTTCTTCATCCATTTTGTTTTCTTTATCACCTTTAAGGTCTGCAATAGCATCCTCTAAGTTTTGGATTCTACCCATCATATCACGCATCATATCATCTTCTTCAGCATATCCTTCTTCTTCTTTAAGATCTTCAGTTATTTCTTCACCTTCTTCAGATTCTTTAGCAGGAACTTCATCAGATACTTCTCTAACATCTGCAATCATTCCTTCTTCTTCTACAACTACTAATCTGCCATCTTCTAAAAGATATTCGCCAACTGGCATTGCTACTTTTTCATCATCTGTAACGATAAAAAGTTCTTTACCTTTTTCAAAGGATTCAGCACTAACTATAGTACCATTTTCTAACTTCATTTCTTCAAGTTTAACCTCGATGTTTAGAAGTGTTTTAATTTGATTGATCATTTCGGTTGATTTCATATTATATATATAACGATTATTAATTTATTTTTTGCATTTTCACTCTATGTTCTTGTAATTACACCTATTCCTTGTGCGTGAATAGAGCCATCACAACATTCTCTGGAATATGTACTTGTTTCCCAACATAAACAGGCTCTAGTATTGCTTGTTGG